TGAAATCTTAATCCGATGTACATTATAATAGCTCCAGAAATCATATTTACTGCACATCCAGCTATTGCAATTGCTAGTTTCTTTCTATAAGGAAGATTTATAAAGGCATTTTTTATTTTTGTTGCTTTTAACTCTCCTTTTAATTCACAATATCCTCCAAATAACCAGGGAGTTAATTGATATATTGTATTTCCTATTTTTTTACTTAATAAAACAGGCTTACCAAATCCTATACTATATCTAATAACACCACATTTACACTTCTTAGCTACAATTAGATGAGCTGCTTCATGCACAATTGTAATAATAATTAAACTGACTATAAAACAAATTATCATTTGGACACCCACTTTCTTTGAAAGATAGTTATACCGTTTTGATGGTCTAGTTCATGCTGTACGCATATAGATTCTAGGTCTTGAAAGGCTCCTGTTTGTAATTCCATTTTTTCATTATAATACTGCACAATACAAAAAACATATCTACGAGTAATAACATCAATCCCAGGAAAACTCATACAGGATTCTCCTTTAACTTTAATGAGTCTTTCTTTTTCTATAATTTTAGCATTAATAAGAACGTATTCACCGTATTGTACCTGTTTATTTTTATCAATAGTTTTGGGTATCTTTATGTAAGAAATTTTTTTATTAAATCCTATTTGATTTGCTGTAAGTCCAACACACTTTTTTGATTCTAATGTATCTTTTAAGTCCTGAACAATAGATTTAATATCATCTTCTTTAGTAACTTCCAGACAGGGTTTCCGAAGTTCTTTTATATTAGTTATAATCGGTTTAATCATTCTTATCTCCTTTATATTCTTCAGAAAGAACTTCTGATAGACATAAAACTACTATTGTAAGTCCTATTATACAAATTATCATTAATAAATATACTAACATTACTATTTTCCTCCTAATAATAAAACTGTACCAACAATCATTCCCCACCAATAAGTAATTGGTAATCCTAAAAACCATCTATTATGCCATTCTATTGTTTTTTTCCGAAATCTTTTCCAAGTATAGTGAGGATTAAAAATAAACCACAATACATCTTCAATAACAAAAAACCAAGATACCATTCCAAATATAGTACTTTCTATTTTCCAAGTTCCCAATTCATTAATAAATAAACCATGAAATACAGTTATAAATAATAACAATAAAAAAATGTGATAACCAGTCAATGCTTTTCCACCTAATAATTTTCTAAAAAAAACATTAATACGAAAGGTAGGTAGAAGTTTTGCCCAACCCCATTTTCCTTCTACCTGAATTTCCCACAGGGCTGTTATAATAGCTAAAATTACAGTAAAAATACAATATTTAAGCATTTATCCTCTTCTCTGGTACCCAATCAGGTTTCCAATACTTTCTATCTAATATTTCTTGTATTCTTTTGAAATCTCTGTATGTCATGTATCTATCTTCTATAGATAAAATAAACGCATCTGCTATACCCCTAACATTAACTCCTGTTAAAATTTTTTCTTCAGTTTTACGAGTATTTACTTTTTTAACTTGCGACTTCTGAGTTCTATGTGAATGAGTCATTATTTCGGTTCCTTTATAATAGAAGGTGCTAAATTACCTGCGGTACCCATTATGGCAGAGGCAATAAAACAAGCTTCCTCTACAGTCATTTCTATTGACCTATTTGCTAATTGTCCTTTTAAACATAAAGTAATATAATCTTTCTTATATTTTGTAGGTTTTTTATTTACTCCAGAACAAATAAAATTACTACCCTTACACTGATATATTAAACAAGGTTTACAATTTTTATTTTTTCTAGGACACTTGAACATTACTAATGCCTTTCTCTCTAGTAACTATAAACTGTTTAACTTCTTCAAGCTCAACTCTTGATTGATATACCGCTATAATTTGAAAAGGAAGTGTTTTACAAATTTCTATTAAATTTTTAAAATTAATACTATCTAAATTATTTAAAGAATCATCCATAATAACAATACCTGTCTTATTCTGCTGCATTAGAATTGCTAGTTTAAAAATAACCGAAAGAAAGCATCTTTGGCCGGTTGATAATTGGTCATATTTAAGTATCTGTTCATTATCCTTTACTTTAAGAAAATCTTTATCAGCACTAAATTCTACAGAGATATTAATAGGTTGTAAAAGATTATTTATAATAATCTGCAAAGAAGATAGCCATTCCTTTATATATTCCCCAGCAAACGAATCTAAGACCTTTATAGCCTCATCATATATAAGTATATCATATTTTGTGTATTTATAATCCTTAAATTGGAAAGCACCCTTCAATCTTAGTAGTTTTTCTCTTGCTTTGTTCTCCTTATTCCGCAGAACTGACAGAGTATCGTCATAATATCCTATAGATTCTTGTTCGGATTCTAACTGTTTTTTATAGTTAATTATCTCTTCTTTTAATAAGTCTATTTCTTTAGTTAATCCTAAAATATTGGGTTTATTCTTAGGAGCAATTTTCTCACATTTTGTTTTTAAAACTGGACATATACCTTCATCTACCTTTTTCATTTCTTGTTGTTTGTAATTAATAATCTTTTCTCTACTTGAGATTTCAGATTTAATCTGCCCTATAATTCCTTGCTGGGTATTCTTATCTTTTTCAAATCTATCATAATCATTCTTTATCTCATCTAATGAAGCATTTAATAGGTCTAATCGCTTTATAGAAAGATAATGCTTATATAATTTCTTATCTACCGAATATCTTTCTCTTTCTACCTTTTTAGTTAAAAGTTGAGTTCTAATATTTGTAAAAATACCTTCTATAAATCCCATTAATGTCTTTCTTAAAGAAACAATACCTAAATCTAGAACATTTATCCCATTCTTTAAATCTACACATCTATATTGCCTAAAGAAATTAACATCTCCGAAATGTTCATTAATAAATTGCTGTTTAATAGTTGCAGTATTGGCTTGAACTTCTTTATCATTTAGAAAAACTTGTAACTCGCTGGGTATCTTCCTTATTATTTTAAATGTATCGTTACCTTTTTGTATTACAACTGTAATACTCGTTTCCTTTTCTCCTATTCTAATTAAATCTTTAAGTGTAAGTCCTTCTTCACAATAACCATATAATGCAAACAAAATTGCTCTTAACACTAAAGTAGATTTCCCACTACCATTACCACTTTCGTTTTGATTGTCTAAATTTCTTCCTGATATAATATTTATTTTCTCAAAAGTAGTTTCAACCGATTTAAAAAGTTGTAGATTAGTAATCTTTAAGGATTTAATTATCATTTTATTTATAATAATAGTTAGTTAAGAATTTAAAGTGTTTTCTTTTATTTTTATATCTGTTATCAAGTAATCCACAAATAATATCATATACATAATTACAATTTTTATCTAATTTTAATTTATAAATAAAGTAATGCCCAAACTCATGTAGAATGGTATCTATTTTATCTTTTAAAGATAATTTATTTTGAATTCTAATAGTATTATTTAAATAATCATAAACTCCCATAAAATCATTTTTCTGCCAAACATCTTTTACGAATTTTATTTTAATCATTGTCTATTTCTTTCTTTAGTATCTCCATAATTTTTATATCTATTTTTTGATTCTTGAGCCAATTAGTAAAAGATTCTTTAAAACTATTCATTTCAGTTTTCGCACTTGTCGGTACTAAATCCGAAACCACATTGAACTCTGTAGAATATTTAAATACTTCGAATTTTGAACTATATTTATGACACAGAGGAAGGAACTGTCTGAAGGATTCGAAATCCAAGATTTTAACCTTTACTTTAGTATTTGGGTCTAATTTGTCTAAATAAGTCTGACATTGACCTAAATTTAAGGCATTTTTGCCCTGTTTTAGCCCCATAGAGCAATTATCTTTAGATAGGGTATCATCTTTACTATTGGAATTTTGCCTATTTTGTTCTAAGTTGTTGTCTTGCATTTAGTTACCTCTATTTTTGATAAATTGTTTTACCTATTCGTAACATTTCTTGCTCCGTAAAATATTCCCCCTTAATTGTATTACACCTATAACAAGCTAATACTATATTATTTAATACATATCCCTTGTTATTATTTTTTCTATCTATTGATAATCTATTTTTACATCTTTTTTCTTTTATATCACAATTTATTTCTTCTAAAGTTCTTTTACAATAATGACAAGTTTTGACTTGAGAATTATACCAATTAATAAAATCTTCTTTTGTTATATTTAATTCGATATTCCTTCTGATTATATTTTGTTTTATTATAGATAAAATTACATTGGGAGTCAATCTATGATTTTTTCTTTGTTTTTTATTCCCAATTAATCCACATTCTTTAGAACAAAATTTTTGATGATTACCAGGTGGAATAAAATCTTTTTTACAAATTAAACAAATCTTCTTTTTTTTAATTATCGGTTTATGATGTATTTTATAATATTTATTTTGACAATTTTTACAGTGGTAATTTAAATCGTCTTTATCATTACCTTTACAAAAATCGGTTATAGGTAATTCTATTTTACATCTACTACAAATTTTAGTTTTCATTTTTTAATATTATCTCTATCATTTTTATTGGTGTTTTGAGTTTCATAAAATGCACTTTTTCAGTCTCGGTTCCGTAGTCTGTAATAAGAGCCACGATTTTTGCCTTATCTTCGGCTTCATCAAAATTAACATACCTGCAACTTCCCAAATGCACAATATTTTTTGGAATTAACTGATAACTATGAATATGTCCCAAAAAAACATATAAATAATTTTTAAATTCTTCTTTAGAAAGTTTGGCATCGTAATTACTTTTAGATTCTTTAATTGAAAAATGTCCGCAATAAAGATGATTACCATCTTTATATTCTTTGACTACTTGTACATTATTAGAAAGTATACCATAATGATTTAATATTGATTCTTCTTGAGTAGTAGATTCGTGGGAATTTGCTGCCAGTATTATAATTTTTTTATTGAGTCTTCTAATAAAGGTAGCAAAGACATCTAATTCTGCGGATGTAGGTTTGAGAGAATCAAAGGTGTCTCCAAGATTAATTAAAGTATCGACATTATACTTATTTGCCAACATGCCGATTTCTTCAAGAATCAAGGCACATTCTTTAAGTGAGGATTGTGTAATATGAAGGTCTGAAAATAACAGAATATTATTCATCTTTAATAATCTCTTTCGGAAGGATGACCTGTGGAACCGAGAGCATGCATTGTGGGCATCTCGCCATAGGTATTATCCCATAAAATTTTACGCACTACCAATTTCTCTAATTTCCTTTTCGATTTCTTTTCTTTTTTGTTTGCCACGTTCGTCTCCTTTAACTTTAGTAGAAGGATTGATTGTCCATATTTTTCTTACTTTAACTGTAACATCACAAGGTTTGTTACAATAAGTACAAACATGATACATTGTACATTGTTTATTAAAATCGTTCATACCTTCAACTCTTACTTCTTTATTACAACAGATACTTTTTAAATTACTTTTCTTTTTCATTTTTTCTTTCTTTTGGATTCTTTTTAGAAGGTAACTTATAAATTCCATCAATTTCTTCTGCTAGTTCAGATAGTTTTTTTAATTTTAATTCAAACATTTTATCAAAAATATCTTTACAACCAGGACAGATTTGTTTTACTTCACGTGATATCTTTTCCATATAATCGTTATAATCTTTTATTTCGCTAGTAGAATCTCCTACGGGTGTAGTAACATACATCATGTAATAATCATGCTCTTTTAATGGTGCCATACAAAAATCACAGTAAGTTATTTGCATTTGGTCTCCTTGTTACAATCTTTTCCTAATTGAATTGGGTAAGATACTATTTATTAAATAAAATAATATATTCGGTTTCTTAAAACCCGTTAGACCTCTGCATCTATAAGGATAATAAATATAAGTAGTATACCACAAATCTAACATACATCCTATAGCTAATAATGAAGAAATAATAATAAACCAATCTATAATAACATATCCATATCCTAATTTTACTACGTCATTTAAAATAGCAAAATTAATAAATTTTCTACTTTGGGATTTAGCAGTTTTAGTTTTTCGAATTTTAGCTGCTTGCAAAGAATATTTTATAGCATCGAAAATAGATGTTATAATTAATAATCCACCTACTATTTCTTTAAGTGCCATATTCATCTTTTTCTACCTCTATACAAGTATAACATATTTTGTAACGATTCTTTGGGGAGAGAAGGAAGTTTCCATCTCTCCATCTAAGTTACTTTACTTCTTTTGCTGCTCTTGCTTCTTTTGCTTTACGGATATTTACTTTTTCTTCTTCGGTTAAAAGCTGATTACTTCTCATTGTACTTAAAAATTTTACTACTACTTTTAATGCTCTGACTACCTTTACACCATCGCTAACTGTAGATACTTCAATTGCTTCCAAATCTTTAAGTGCTCCATCAACCGTTATCACTTTAACACCTCCTATTTTGTATTTAATATTGATTAAATAATTCTTCCAATAATCACGATTAAAATTAACTTTAGAATTACATCCAATACAAAGTGTAATCAAGTTATGTTTAGAACAATTTTGTTTATTATAATCAATATGATGTACATCTTTACCAGATTTGTAACAAATAGCACATCTGTAATTATCACGTTTACGGATTTCTTCTTTTAATGTTTCAGTCCATTCTAAAGAATAAGGTTCAAAACTCAATCCACCTTGCCAATTTGGATTATTCTCTGGTGTTTTAAGTCTTTTAGCATGGCATTTTCCGCAACGGTCAGCATCATATCTTTTTACTTCTTCTCCACAATCGATACATTTCAAATTTGTTCTAATACATTCTCCATGTTTGTGATTTGGATTATCATTTCCTACATTGTAATGTTCTTTTCTGTTCCCTCCTTTTTCTGGTACAATTTTTACTTCTTTATATACGGATATCCTATGTACATCCCTGCTGCTCCTACTACTATTCCTATTAACAACACTACTAGATGAAACAATCTGTCCATCTGTTCCTCCTTTGGTTAGGTTAAGTTCTTTTTCTTTTTTATCTAATTGTTCTTTCCAGTCGCTCATTTTATTGTATAGTTAAATTTTCTAAAAAGTATAGAATTCCTTCTTTGGTAATGATTAGAACATCTTGGTCGCCATCTCCATCATAATCAATTACTACAGGATAGTTGATAGAATAATTAACTCCTGGAGCTAAATTCTTTAGTATATGTACTTTAAACTGAGGTACCGCAGCATATGAGATTGTAAATACTAACAAAATACTAATAAATACTAAAATAGGAATTAGTTTTTTCATTTATCATACCTCATTCTAATAGTTGTTGGATGTCTTGGAAGGTCTTTTGCCCCAACAAGCATCCCCTTATATTCTACATATTTTCCGATAAAATTTTTAGGATTCTTCCAAATATTTTCTTTTTCTTCATCATTCATAGCAATAGTAACCTTTAATTCTTTTCCTTTATACATAACCACAAATGCTGCTGCTTTTTTAATTAGTATTCTATCATCTTTCTTTTTACTGGTTACTGACCTTCCCAATTCATTAATTTTCTTTTCTGCATCTTCTCTTACTTTTGTTGCTTGAACAATTCCTATAATCTTAGAGTCGAAAGTGTGAAATGGTTTCATTTTATAAATTAAACCTTCTTTAATAGTTCCTCTTCCAAATTTATATCTACCGTTAGGGTCTCTTAAAATTAATCCATCACATCCCCAACCAATTGCCCCATCGTAAATATTGTTAATTGCTTCTTGTGAATCAACTACATGTTGACTCACTATTTTAACATAATTAGTTATATCTAATCGTTTAATCCAATTAATTCTATCTATAAAAGGAGCATTAAAATCATTATCTATAATACAATCAAAACAATAAAAGAATAAATCATCTGGGAGTTCTTTATCAAGTTGTCTGGTAATTCCAGATAACTCATTAAATGTAATTGATTTTGCAAGTAATTCTCCATCAAAAACTAATCCCACTTCTAATGTATACTTGGCTATATGTTCAAATCTCTTTCTTAATTGTACATTAGGAAATTGTTTTAATGCTCTACTATACATTTTCCCATCTTTAAATATACATCTAATCCCATCTAATTTATAACTAACAAGTAAAGGATACTGTAATGTTTTAATATCGACTGCCTGATTAGGTGCGAGCATTGGTTTGAAGTTTTTCATATTATTCTTTTAATCCATTAAGTGCTAAAATAATTGCATCTGTAATATCATCTGAAGTTTCTTGTGTTCCAAAAATATTATTTATAAAATCTACTAATTCTTTTTTCTTTTCTTCTCTTTTACTTCCTTTTTTTAATTGAGATTTAAATCCTATTCCTTTTCTTGCTGATAGAGGAAATATTATTTTTATCTCTTCAAAATTATCAAATAATTCTGCGAAAATTATTCCTGCTAACATACGTAATAATCCAAATGTTACTGGGTTAAAACTAAGAAAAGAATTTTCTAATACTAATACAGTTTTGTTTGCTTTCTTCTGACCGAATTCATTTTTCTTAAAATCTCTTATACTCCTTAACATAAATTCTAACTTTTCCACAAATTTATCAGATAGTTCATCAGTCTTTTTAACCACAGGTAATTTAAAAATAGAAGTTTTTACTTTAAGATTCTTTTTATCTGTCTCAAGAATTGCTAATCCTGTTATACTAGCAGTATCCACGCCAACGACATAGGTATTAATTCTTAATTTAAACCCCAGTCGTTTTTCTATATCTTTAATTTTAAAATTCATTTTTACTCCAGTTCATGAATTGGTAATTCATGGTCAGGTTGTCCATCATTTGTACTATTTTCTAATAATTTATATGGTACCTTAATATAATCTAATACTTTACCTACTCCTATTTTATTAATACAATAATCCCAAAGTTGCGGATGTGTCTTTGCCATGCATTGAAATTTATTAGGTTCTTTTTCTAAATGAGTTCCAAACATACAAAACATACATCCTGTTCTTTGTTGCCCTTTATCATAGATTGTAGCATACTTTAAATTATACTTCTTAATATATGCCCAGATATCTTCTTCTAGCCAAAAACTCATAGGTCGTGATTGAACTTTACCTGTAAAACTATTACATCCATTTTGTAAATATGTAATTTCTCTTAATCTACTTTCACTTGCCATTGTAGCTACATAAGGATGTAATCCTGTTTTCTTTGTATAATTTTTAAATGGGAGTTTTTTCATTACATTACAGCATTGGTCTGAAATTTTAAAAGGAGCTTTTATTAAAAATTTCCATTTTGCTGGTAATTTCCAACTTCCAGATGCTTTCTTTCCATCTCCTCTTATACCTGTTAAATAAAGATTTCTTACAGTAGCATTTCCCTCACTTGGATTACGCACACACTCAAGCATTTTAGCAATCTTTTTACTGGTAACTGGGTATCCATAAGTATCTAATACCTGTTTAAAGGTCATTTCAGGTCTAATAATCTCTACATTATCTGTTTCTCTGACAAATTGTACCACTTCCGGCCATTCTAGTCCTGTATTAACAAAGACTGCCTTAACATCAGGGTACATACTTCTAACTATATGCAAAAGAACTGTACTATCCTTACCACCAGAAAAAGATATACATACTTCTCCCTGTAATTTATCATGAAATGCTCTTATTCTTTCTTTTGTTAAGATTATTTTTTGTTCTAAAGGTAATGATTGTCTTTGTTTTAATTCCCAAATCTGAATTTTATTAGGCATTATTTCCCCCCTAATTTTTTATCAAAAATTCCATCTTTAATTTCTTTCTTAAAACGAGTATCTAAATCAGTAACATAAATTCCTGGGCAAATATTTTTTCCTTGTTTATCTTTCTTGTGGTCAATTTTAAATGGGGTTTTAGTTTTACTTTGCATCCTCAATAATTCTTTCCACAAATCAGGAAAATACTTATATACATTCCTTAATGCTGTAAGGGGTTGTAAAGGACAACACCAACAAGAAGTACTATTCATATACTTATATAAATTTTCAAAATTAAATCCTTTTGCCTTACAATAATCTAAACAATCCTGTTCAGTCATTCCCCATTCTATTAAAGGAAATCTTTTTGTTGTATCTTTGGTATATCTTTCCATTCTGTATTCTTCGCCTTTTGTAAAACCGATATAATTAATATAAGGTTTTTTATCAACTAAATATTTACGAATAGTATCTTGTTTTAATCCTGTACACCATCTTAAATTAAATCGGGGGAATCCTTTTCCTTTACCAATTGCACAAGGTTTTTCGAACATCCACCAATCAAATGATTTTTCAGAAGTAAGCCATACAATAGGTCTTTTTATATATGCTTCTACTTTTTTAACATGAGCATATACTTCCGGCCATTCCCAGCCTGTATCAAAGAACACAATTTCATCTATGGGCTTCTTTTCTTCTAATAATCTTAGAAGTACCGCAGTAGAATCCTTACCCCCTGAAAAACTAACTATGTAGTACATTTTTTCTTTCTCTCTTTTTTAGGTTTAATTTCTTTTATTAAAGATAAATCCCATTTCAATGCTAAAAAGATTGCTTCGCACTTCATTGTAATAGATTTATCAATTACTTTATCATAATTAACTTCTTTAATATGGGTATTAGTATCTTCATCATAACAAAGAACATCCTTATTAACTTCTTTTTCGGAAGATTGCACCGATTTTTCTCCTGTTTCTTTATCAGTCTTATTTCTACTAGATTTTCTTGTAGCAGTACCAAATGATTTTACAGGAATCCAATAGAAACTATCTCCTGTATTTTTCTGAAAAGAGGGTACTAATTCTTGAGTATATTGTAAAGCTCTTAAAAATATAGGAATTGATTTGTAAGTTTCTGCTTCTTTAGATATTCTGCAAGGAAATCCTACATCAATCAGAGGTAGCGTTTTAATTCTTTCTTTTTCTGTATTTATCCATTTAATTATTTCTTCTTTTGGTTCTTCATTCATAATTTTATTAATTAAAGTATTCTGAAATTCTCTAATAAAGTTAGAACTATCTTTTCTACGAACTTCGATACCCTTTATTTCTTCTTTTATACCTTTGGGTGTAGATAGATATCCTTTATAATGACACAATGCAATAACAAAAAGTTTTTCAAACTGACCTTCTAAATCAAATGCAATATCTATTCTATCTTTATTGTATTTTTCTTTTGCCCATTGTTTAATTAACTCATTACATAAATCCTTTGGATTTTCTTTTGCTTCTATAAAAACAGAATCAGTATCTATATAAATAACATTTACACTACGTTTTTTTAATTCGTCTTCAATGTAGTGTAATAAATCTCTAATTAAAAATGTAATACTTGAAGCTATTCTATAATCAAATAATCTAAAAATCTTTAATCCGCACACACCAAAAAGAGAATTAACTACTGCTTTAATAGCATTATACTTAATTTCTAAATCTTTATATTCTTCTAATTCTGGATTGGTTGATTTGAGTTGTGCTTTTAAAATATCTTTCTTACTAATTAATTTTCTAGCAATTGTAGGAAGTAAAGCATTTTCGTTCTGGTAAAACTTTACCTTGTTTATGGTAATTCCTTCATTCTTAATATTTGAAATGTCTAGACAAAAATTAATTATAGCCATTGGGTATGCCGAAGAAAGGTCTAATTTCCAAAGACCTTTATACAAACCTGTATCGCATCTTCTATAAGCTCCTTCAAATCCAATTTCTTCTACTTCAATTCCTTCTCCATAATGCTTAGAAGGTAATATTATCCCTTTTTGTTTGGCTTCTCTTAAAAGAATTACATCTAACATCTTACTATTCCAGGTAACATCACTCCATTCACACATAGACATACGCCTAAGTTCATCATAGTATTCTATAATCTTACGTTTTTTCTCCAAATCTATCATTCTTTTGACATCATTTATATTTTTTTCCTTAATATCATCGGACAATCTACTAAAATCTACCTTTTTATAAGATTGTTCTTTTAATTCTTTTTGGCAAACAGCATCTAAAGCATAAGAAGGTTCTGTACGATAGATTTTTTTGTACATTTCTAAATAATCGCATATACTTATACCAGCAGGAATTAATGTCGGTTCTACCTTTTGAGAACTTCCCAAATATTTAGATTGTGCTATTGGACTTAATATTTCCGCTAATTCACATCCAAATACTTTCTTATATCTTGCACAAAGATAAAGCCAATCAAATTCAATAAAATTCCATCCTAATAACAAATCAAATTGTTCTGTTCTAATAAATTTAACAAAATTATTTAATAATTCTTTTTCTTGTTCTTCAATTGTACCTGTATAAACTGACAAAAAGAAACAATAAATTTTATTATTATAAGAATTAGAACACGAAATACATGAAATTGGGTCTTCTGGATAAAGATAGTTAGGTAATTCTTTACATAATACTTCGATATCAACAAAAGAATATTTTAAGTCTGCCTTACCAAAAGATGTAATCTTATCTATAACATACCGTTTGGTAAAAGATACATCTGCTTCATAACTATTTTCGTCTTTTCTTCTTGATAAATCAGAAGGCCGGGCACATACTATCTTATCTACTTTTTTATTATCTATTGTTTTATAAATTCCTGTGGGAGAGATTTGATAGAAATACGGAAAGAAATTTTTATCTTTAAATAAGGAAAGAGTCTTACCAGTTCTATGCCATAAATAGATTTCTCTTCCTATACTGGCAATATTAGTTACGTTTAGATTAAACATTATGCACTCCCAAAACTTCCCATACCTGGTTTTCTTTTCTGTATGGGTTTGATATTTTTAAATTCAGTTAAAAAATGACAAATTGCAAATACCTGAAAAGCCTGGAACAAATGGTTCTGTCCAATTTTACAATCATACATAACTTTTCCCTGTCTTGTTTTTCCAACAATTATATTATTAATCTGTGTATCAAATTTAATATCTTCATACATTTGTATCTTTTTACTATAGAATATATCCTTTAAACATTGCATGGACCAATCTACTACATTGGCTTGTTTGAATACATAACTTCCATCTTTACCTCTAATATATTGATTATTCTTATCTTTTTCATAATCAATATCTATATTTTCATTAAATGATACTGGAATAATATTATCTGGATAATCTTTTATTAATGCACTTATTAATGCCTTACCTACACCAGAAGTATTATCTAATCCTATAATATTAGGTTGTAAAATACTAATTAAATATTTTATAAAATCCTTTTCTTCTTCTGGAGAAAGTTGGAATGTAGTAATTCTATAAATGTATTTATAAATTTTATTTGTTTTGGAAATAATAATATATTCTGAAGGAGCACCACCTTCTCCAATATCTGCATAGACACCTAAAAAATCTGCATTGATTGGTTTCTCAACAATAACAATTTCTTTATATCTAAAAAATGAATCTTTATTTATTTCAAATGCTTTAATCTCAATTCCAATTCCTTTTTTATCTACAATATAAGTCTGTCTAATTCTTTGAATATCAAAAACACTTTCTGCTCCTTCAATAACTTTACCTTCTATTTGAACTTGATAGCCAGGAGAATCTTTACCACCAAATTCTTTTATAGCATCTGTTTCTTTTTTATCATTCCATGTTGGGTTACAATAAGAAGGAATATTTATTATTTTCTTTTTATTTTTTAAATCGAAAAAGATTTCTCCCATAGGAGATGTCTTTGTAAAAATAGTCATACCACTATAACGATTAATACACCCTTTTTCAGCCTGTGCCATTAACATTTTACCAGATACTTCTTTTGTCAAATAAGAAGCCTCTTCCATCGCATGACGGTCAACGTGCTTACCAAAGAATTGTCCGCCTGGATTTTTACTAGCAATATTCATATTTACACTTTCTAATAAACATCCATTAGCAAAATTTAATTTATATGTAGGACTCCTTAATGAATGACAATTTAGTATTTTAAGTATTTTGTGATTTTCAAAACCATTTATTAATTTTTCAAATATTTCTAACACATGTAATTTATCATAAGATGAAATTACCGCCCAATTATAACTTTTATTAAAAGTAGCCATTACAAAATCTATTATAATAGAAATTCTGGTTTTACCAGTTAAACGACCACCTAAGTTATAACTTTCTGCTAAATTATTTTTAATTTCCCAATTCTTTTCTTTAGATATTTTTTTATCTTCTAAAAATAAACTATCAAATGACATCATGGGATATTGATAAATTCTGACGTACCCGAAATTGTCTTTGTTCCACATTCCTAATGCATCAAAATCGTGGAACATCACTTCCGCACAAGAAATCGGATGAGATAAGACTTGAAAAATCTTTAAATCGTTTTCTTTTATCTTAGCAATCATTATCTATTCTCCATTAAATATTTAAAATAAGCATACCAATAATCACGATTACCATTTGTTCGTACATGATGTTTTAAACATAATAAAATTAAGTTATCTTCTTTACAATTCTTTTTATTATAATCTATGTGATGGACATGTTTGGCTTTTTTATTACATATAATACATTTATGATTGAATTTATTTCTAATTTCAATTCTTATTTTCCACCATTCTAAGGGATATGGTAAATATGCCATTCCATGTATATAACCAGGAGCTTTTTTACCAAACCTATGAATTCCATACATAGCATTATTCTTTGGTATTTGAGTCCACTTTATATAACATTCCCAACATCGTTTTTTATTATAATCTTTTGTTCTTTTACCACAATCGATACATTTTGGTTTTCCACCGTTCCAATTCGAATTTTTTTCTCCTTTACAATTTATTAATCCAATTTTATGCAAATGTTTTGTAGCACAAATATGACATCTTTTTGCAAAAGGGTTGCTACTTAATTTTATACCACAATCTATACAATTAAAATATTTTTTTATTGCTCTCCCATGTTTAAAATTTGCACAACTTTGGGGATTATCATGTAAATATTGGAAATGACATTTTCTACACCTTGCTTTACTGTTACTATCTTTTGATAATTCTTTTTTACAATCTATGCATTTATTCATTGCTATTTAATTCTTTAAGATAAAGATTATTATAAATAAAATCCACATAATTTATGTGAGTTCCTAATACATTAGCAACTTCTTCTTTAGTTATTTTTTTATTATGATAAAGATTGAGTAATGGTAAATTATATAACATCGTACCCCTAAAAAATGAACATTTTTCTGGTGTTAGATTACTTACATCCATTAATAAATTAAAAAGTTGTTGACAATACGGACAACGAATCGTTGTACAACCAGCATGTTCATTGTAATAGGTAAGAGCTTTTTCTTTTAATTCATTCATTAATTCTAAAGCATTTTCAGAGTCTGCATCTCTCATCATGCCTAACTTTTCTTTAAATTGCATTATTTGTGTATTATTAAAAACAAGTTGTTCAGTCATTCTTAAAGGAATGGCTCCCTGTTTATCTTTGCCTTCTTTTTCAATATACAATTTAACTCTATCATTTAACATCTCTAGATAGACTAAATTAATTAATGTACTTTTTTCGGCTAATGATTCGAATGAATGTTCAGAAACATACTGGTCATAAAGTTGGATAGCTTTTTGTTTTTCTGTATCGCTTAATCCAACAAAAGCTGTTAATAATCCTTCTTCATCAATCTTCTTCTGAACTAATTGTTCTAATTCTTCATCAGAAAGATTTTTATATTGCACCATATTTCTATACTTTTGAATTAATTTATCTTTATCCATCTCTATCCTCCAATTTTAATAAATGATAAGGCACCCACAGTGCCTCATAACCATTATCTTTTAATAAATTTACCATTGCTTGACCTCCGATGGGATTCATTGAATGAACGTAGATGATTGAATGTTTTTGTAATCTTCCTTCTACTAAAGATTTACAAAAATCATACCCTGTTTTACCTTCTTTTATAGCTTTAAAATTATCAGGGTCTAAATCGTGGTCTAAAAACATAATATCTAATTCTTTATTTTCTACAATGTGATAAGCTTCGTTAATATCATGAGTAATATACAATTCATGATTCTTGTATACTCTTTTAAAGAATTCAATTCGTTCTAGATTATCCTCTAATACTAATATACGCATTTTTAATCCCAGAGATGGTTAAAATATCTTATCTCATCTAATAAAGTTCTTTTATATTTTTTCATTTTTAAATCCTCCAAATATATCTTTCATAAAATCAGGTAAATCATTCTTCGCAGCACACTCGGCACATACATTGTTCATTAATGCCTTATGTTCACCGCATACTGAACATTTATCTAAAGTGAACTTATCGGTCATCGATTCTCCGCATTTTATAAATACATTCATTTCTGTCAAATCGTATTATTCTTCTTTCTAATAATTCAGCAATTAATTTATTTAAACTTCCATGAGCTTTACTATGTGCTCCTCGGCTTAAATAAATAATATTATCTTCTTGTTCATTATAATGGTGAGTATCAATGTGATGCTTACATAATGTTGTTTTAATTTTCTCTCCACTTACTTTACCTTTACATTTTTGACAATATTTTGAATTTCTTGAATGTCCTGTAATTTCGTCTCCACATTCACAATAATGTTTCTGAATAAAAAATCCATCCTTTTTGGATGTAATTTTAGAATTACATGAATGACATAATTTTGGATTTCCATGTCCTTTTAATTCTTTTTTACATTCAGAGCAATATTTTATTTTCTTTTTTAATTCTGGATGCATTTTAATATAATATTTTCCAGCACAAGGTTTACACCTTTTTGCTCGATAATTACTTAATTTTTTACCACAATTAATACATTTACTCATGAATTCCATCCTCTGAATAAAAAGGAACGTGAACACTATCCCCTTCGACACACCCCCAGATTTGACTTTTCTGAACAGTTATAACTAAATCAAATCCAATGGGAACATTTTCCATTTCTTCTTTTCCCTTTTCTGTTAATTTACCATTGGGTCTTTTTTCCATTGGTGCATCGGTTTTTTGCCCTCTACGAAGTCTTAAAATTAACCTACTATTGTGTAACAAAGCATGACCTCCTGATAAGGTTTCTAACTTAATAAATGATGATAAATCCATTCGTGCTTGCCCAATCAATAATATTGCACATTTAGCCTTAGAAACTGGAGCAGCAGCCATTCTAAAAAATTGTGAAAGTTTACGGGCAAGTAATGCCATACTATCGTCTTCCACAGACCTTTCTTTTTCTCCTTTACCAGCATAGTTTTCTTGTTTCGGTGTAAGACCTTGAATACTATCCAAAACAATCAAATCAATAACATCCTCTCGGCATAATTTTATAATTGTATCTAATGCTTGTTCTGCTGTTTCTATATTCACAATAACTAAATCATTTACATTTACTCCAAATTTTGCAGCCCATAGGGGGTCATAAGACCTTTCAATATCCAAATAAGTTGCTATTTTACCTTCTTTTTGGGCTGTTGCAATCATTTTATAAGCAATTGTACTTTTTCCACATGCTTTTGACCCCCAAATAGTCGTAAAATTACCTCTTATTATTCCACCACCTGTTAATTTATCTAAACATTTATATCCAAAAGATTGTCTTTCCTTAACTTCAATAGTATTAGCATACTTAACTGAATCGGGAGTAATTTTATTAATCTCTCTTAATGTAGCATTTAATTTATCACGTCTTTCTTGAGAGATTTGATTATTATTTTTTTCTACTAAGTTAGTAAGTTCTTCTGATAAAGGAACTAATTTTTTATTCTTTCCACCTTTAGTTCTTCCCATGTTTACTCCTATTCTAAATTATTTATTCTTTCAATTTCTTTTTTCAGTTCTTCTATTTCCTCTATTGCTTCACATAAAGGACAATTTCTACCTTCATAAGCAATATCACAACTTCCACAATAATCCATTTATTCTCTCCTTTTTAATTTATCAATTGGAATCACATAAACAAACATCTTTCCCATAAATTGTAATGGAAAACTTTGAATTTCTTCTTTTGTCATAAAATATGTATCTGGATAAAGTAAGTTTCCGTCTTTTGTTTTATAAGAAATTTTAATTTGAAAATCATCGGTAACTTTATCTTTTCTTATACCGATTGCTTTATATTTCCAAATTGGAGTTCTTATGGTGATAGTTCTCATTATAATCCTGTTTGTAAACGTTCTTCTACTAAATCAAATAACATATCTTCACATTCTTGACATTCGTAATCACAAAAATCATAAAGACAATAATCCATTATAATTCTCCTTTATTGTATTTCTCCTGTAGCATTATAACTTCTTGCTAGTAATCTTTTTAAATCTTCTAAATCCATAACTGCCCATCTTTTATTATCTTGATTTTCTAATACTAACAGAGGTACTCTTTTGGAATTAATGGGAAGTTGGGCAATAAGATGATTCCAAACCTTATTATTTATAGTTACTGATTCTGTATTTCTTTTTTTACATTCGACTAAAAGAAAGGAATTTCTAATATCACCTAATTCGGTGGACGCACCAGAAGCTTTGGAAGGTCTAATAGTAGTATCATTAAATGCTTCTTGTAATATCTGAGCTACTACATACTCTAATTTTTTACCTATTTCTCTTTTGGTTTTCATCTTTAACTTTATGCTCCCAGTAAGTTATCCATGTCTCCCAAGAAACATGTTTAGAACATTTTAAACATTTATCATAATATACTTGAGGATTATTACAACTACAAAGTTCTTCTTTTATCATTTTAAAAATTATATCTAAAAGTATAATTATACTTCTTTTTTCCTTCTATTGTTAATCTGCCCCTTAACTTCCAAATTCTTAAAGCAGTCTTTCTAGCAATAAATTTATCTACTCTATAATAAGGTTCCCAAATATCTATTCCTACAGTTTCTTTCCATTCTCTTTTTATTTCTTCATTATTTTGTTTAATTTTAGGTGTAGAATTAATATACTCATTAAATGTACCTGCGTAACATGTACTCGTAAATAATATTAAATATAATACTATAATTATTCTTTTCATTTATTTTTTTAATCTAATTAACAAACCTTTTTGTTCAAATTCTGAAATATGAGCTAAATAAATTCCGCCATCTTTATAATAAATAATAAATTCGGTTTTATCATCTGTAAAACCTCCAATTTCTTCAAAAAAGGAACCTACTTGATTAAAATTTAATGCCAATAAATTTGTCTCTATTAAGCTATTTATTTTTATCATTTTTTATCCCCTTTATAATCTTGTTAAACTCTCTCTTTTGTTCAGTTGTTTCTAATTCATTTTTAATAAGCATATAAGCTTGATTTAAAAATTGCTCTGATAAAATTAATTTCTGTTTTATAGTGGAGTGATTTCTTACAATTTTTATTAAAGAATCGTAAGATTTTCTAAAGATATGATATAATTCATTAAGTTTCTGAATACTTTTAATTAAAGACATTATATGATATCCTTTTTCTTAAATATACGAGTTTCTTGATTATATTCACATGGAAGAATGTAAGTACAGAAATTACCTCTTGGCTCTTTGATTTTTTGAATATCCCATTGGCTTTCTGTTTTGCTATCATTGGTCTGCATTAATTTAGCTGCAAATGTAGGATAATGGTCTATCAAATTAGGAGCAAACCATTCAGATGTAGTTTTTAACTGTGTGAAAATAACTAAAATACCACCTTTTCTTTGTAACTCATCATTTAAATGTTTTAATGTAGTATCTGTATTCTCTTTATGTTCCAAATGTAACCAATCTATAATACTAAATGCATTATATTCCAACTCAATAGCTAACGGATTTTCATGATAAGTATGATAATACTTTCCTGTAATACCTATTAGTTGGCTAGTTTTTTGAAAACGAGAACCAGCTTCTGAATAAATGTAATAGGGTTTTATTCCTTGTGCTATCATTTCTTTGAGCATATTTAATGCTATTGTAGTTTTACCATCGTTTGTTTTTGCACCTAATAAAAGAACATCTTTATCCTGAAAAATAGCAACATCGTTGAAGAAAGGTATTTTATATTTATATTCTTCTACTAATTCTGGAGCAGTATCTAACCATTCTATCTTTTCCTTATATTGATATCTACCTCTACCTAATCTACTTGCCTTACCGTCTTTTACAAATTTTGAAAGATACTTATCAACAATAGCTCTTGGTAATTTTGTATTTTCTATTACATCTCTAGGAGTAACATCTGCTTGCATTAATTTCATATAATTGTAAATAATCTGTTCGTAGGTTCCTTCGTCATCTCCTTTATAATCTGCTAAAGAATTTAACATACTCTTTATTGCACTTGATGGCATTGGACTTTCTAAAAGATGTTTATTCAATATATTTAAAACAAATTCTGTATGTTCTGGAGTTAATTGTTTTATTAACATTCCTCCAATAGATACAAAAGTATCATTACAACATCCGTCTAAATTATTATTTTTTAATTTGGGAAGTTCGGTTACTTTTCCTTTTTCGGGAACTTCAATAGAGTTAGTATTATCTTTTTTCATTAATTCTAATAATTTAATTTTTAATTCTGGAGTAATTGTTTTTATTTCTACTCCTAAATTCTGCCATTTATAAGAATTGGCATCAACTTGAGATGGTGCAGCCACAATCTGTCCACCATCATTCCTAATATCTAAATGTACTCCTCCAATTTTAGTAGTTTGTTGAATATCTTTATCATATTTAATAATAAAATGTCTTCCATGAGGAGTATCCTGCATTAATGTTCCTAATGCAATTAATTCATTGTAGATTTCTTCAAAACCAACTGGAACTACTTTAAAATCTGCATCTATAACAGTAATCCCATTAACTTCTCCAGTTCTGATACCAATATTTAAATTATTATTTAACCATTTAATCCATTGTACCTTATCTCGATGTTGAGATTCTGTCCAGCCTTTTTCAAACGCTGCTTTGGAATTTTGAAGTAGAGGAATTATAGCAAATCCATACTTTTGATATTCTTCTAATTCTTTATACATATCCAAATGTAAAAGACCGATTAAGTAATCTGTAATTTCTGCATCCGTTCTATTATGTTTATCTTCTTCTAATATACGAATAGCATCATACATTGTACCTTTCCAACTACAAATAAGACATGAAATCTTCGTAGTACCTGGAATAAATGTCGCAGAAGGAGAAGATTTAAATTTGTGATTGGCGATGTTAGGACAAGTAAAAAGCAATTCACCTGTCTTTGCCTTCCTTGTCTTTACAAATGTTGGTATCTTTTGTTCAAGATAACTAAATAATTGCTCAGTTGTTATCATTATTTCTCCTATTATAGTATATCATATATTGTAACGATTATTCTGCTTTTAACCAAGTTAAAAAATCTTCTGCTAGTAATAATGTAAATTGCTTTGCTACTTCTGGGTCTGCAAATTGCTGACCACTTGCAACTGCTGCTGCTGCATTTAGAGCATTACCTCTTTTTATTGATTCTACCTTTTCAGGATTGTTATAAGGAATATAAGGTTTTTCTTGTTTTTCTGGTTCTGCTGGATTGCTTTTTGGGTCTTCTGTTTTTACTGCTTTAGTTTTATTGCACATAAAACATTTCTTAAACTTTCCATCTTTAAGTTCTTTACCACATACTTCACATGCAAATCCTGTAGTAGAAGTTGTTTCTGTTTTTGATGTTTCTATTGCTCCAGCTACTGATAATTTTGATACATAGCGAGATACACCTTTCTTTTCAAAAGTAACTACAACCTCATCGCCCTTATTCATTTTTTCTAAATAAGGTATAACATTATCATTAAGATTATACCAATTAGAATCATCAAGTTTAAATGCTTTATTATCACCTTTCTTTGCTAAAATTTTACCTTTTATTTCACTCATTTTATTCCTCCTTTGCGTTTAAGTCTATTAAAAATGCTTTACTTAATTCTATTATTTTTCTTTCTGGTTTTGTAACAAATTCTTCAATCTTAAAATAAATTGCTCTATCTAAAGGTTTACCTGTAACTTTAAGATAAACATAATTATTATCTCTTACTATTCTCGCTGCATTGTAATTCTTTTTCATTTTATTTCTCCTATTTGAGTGAATCTCCATCTAAACAATATTTGTTACCTTTTTTATCAGTTACTATATGGAAGTATACTTCGTCTTTAAAAAATCCTGTACCATTACATGCCTTGCATTGTATTCTGGGAACTGTTTTACCTCTAATGCTCTGCCTACAACAATAACAGGGGTATTTTAATTCTTTTTTAATTATTTCTAAGTTCTTCATCTTCTTCCTCTCTTAATACAAAGCAAAAACAAACTGTAAAAGTAATTAACAAAATAAAATAGATAGTTCTAAAGATTGGATTGTGCATGTGATAAATACCTATAGTAATCAATCCTAGAACAACCAATAATGTATAAATTCCAGCTAAAATATTTTTAAGTATTTTATTCATTTAAGCCTCCAATTTATATAATTTTTCTAATTCTACACGACATGTGCGAAATGGAACTTTATTGAGATAAATATTTTTAATCGGAAGTGTTTCAATAACTGGACGAATTAATTGTTCTATATGAATTGGTAAATGAATTAGGTCTACTATCATACGACGTTTTTCATATTCAGCCTCTGTTTTTGGAACTGTAAGTAAGTTATCTGAAACATCTCCTTTAATTTTCTTTAAGAGTATTTTTTCTGGATTTTTTATTATTTTAAATTTTTTAGTATATGGAGAAAATACTTTAACATTTGGTATTGTACATAACATTTGCCAATCCTCATCTGAACTAATCATTATTTTTTCTTCTGCTTCTATAAAACGAATTGCACATGAAGCTATGTCATCTGCTTCCATTTTATATATTTTAACAAAATTCCAGGGTAAACATTCTTCTAATTTAATTGCAAATTCGTTAAATTCTTTATACATTTCAGCCCACCAATCTGCATCTTCTTTACCTTCTCTAAACGCTTTTCTTTGAGCTTTATATTCTTTATCAATATCTTTTCTCCAACTACCATAATCTTCAGCAACTACTATTTTATCATCTAAGGTTACTCCAATTTTTTTCAAATATCCTATAATCATACGTAATGACGTATAACTTGCTGGACATGCTGAATCATTCCTAAAAGCAAAAATGGCTTTATGAATAATATTTCCCCAATCTAATACTACAAGTTTTTTAGTCATTATTCTATTCTTTCCGATTCTTCTTCTGGTTTATAATAAATTACTATAGTTAAAAATCCTAAATTAATATCTATAGCATCGCTTAATGTATGATAAATTCCTATCTCAAATTTTCTTATTTTCCAAATATAAATATCTAAATAAATTCTAATCATTTAATACCTCTCCACATGCTTTACAGAGTGTTTCATTTTCTTCATTTAATGCATCACATTTGGGACAGATTTTCATTTATCTTTCTTCCTGTGGTTTGAATTTATAATCTTGAGCCATCTGTTTCATTTGTGTTTGTGCAGTAATAATTATTTTTTCTGAAACAGAAACATAGGCTTCCAAGATGTTTCTTATTCTTCTAATCTGACCTACCGACTCGCTTGCTTCTTTATCAACCGCAGCTACAGTAAGTTTTTCTCCTTTAGATTCTAATTCTCTTTTTTTCTCAACAAAATAATGTAATTCTGAATTTTCTTTATAAGCTATTGCTAAAGAATATAATGGTTCTAAAGTTCCGTATGCCCCTGTTGCTTGGTTAAGTATTTCTTTATATTGGTCAACAGTTGCTATAATCCCTTGCAAAAGTTGTTGAGAAATATCATCTAATAAATCAAATATATCTTTATAATCTACTAACAATTTTTCTAATCCTACTGTATCTACAAAATATTCCGATTTCATTATTGTCTCCTTTTTTTAGATTTTGCTGCTAATCTCTTTACTTCACTAGGTTTTATATAATAACGTCTAGCCTTAACTTCTTTTAATGTTCCTTCTCTATCTATTTGTTTTAGAAAAGATTTAAGTAATCTTTCAAAACTATAATCTACTGGAACATTTTCTGGTAAATTTACTATGGGTTGTTTTTTTATATCTTTAGGGTCTGACATAGATTATCCTTTCTCGATAAAATCTCTATCAAGTCGAATTTTTCTATCTGCTATTTTTATTTCGACCTTACCGAGTATAACTTTTCTTACCAATAACATTACACAAATACATGTAGTACCAACCAATGTTAAATCGATAACTCCAAAAATGCAAAATGCAACTAACAATTTATCCATTATTTTCTCCCCTCTTCAATATTTATATAGATAATTTTTTCTCCGTTATATCCTTCTGTTTCTAACTGATTTTTTTCTATTTGAGCTTCGTCAAGAGTTTTAAAACTTTTTGCTAAACAAAGTCTCTTTTTCTCTAATGATTTAGGTTTAAAAATAACAATGTAACTCATTATTTAACTCCTTCCGTTATTATAATTTTTTCTAGATTAGTATATGTTTCTTCTAAAGACCCATTACAATTACATTTAATTAATTTATCTTTAAATAAATCTATTGAAGTTTCAGAAGAATGTTGTAAGGTTTCACTTTGGGTTGTGCCATCTCTATGTCCTAACCTTTTTAATCTTATTTCATCATCTACATCTAAATAAATACCTATCCAGCCAGCTTTTGCTAATGCTTCGTGTTCATTTGGAAATCTACAATCGTCTAAAACAAATGGTGTATCTTTATAATTTAATTCTTTAATAACAAATTTAACTATTTCCATATCCTGTAAAAATCTATTTACCCAAATATCTTTATCTATCGCTCTACCACCTTCTGTTCCTATGATTTGTAATAATTTTCTATCTTTTAAGTTTCTGTTCATTTTAAAGTAATCATATCCAATGTTATATACTGGATATGCAAATTTAGCAGTTTGATAACCATAGGTATCCCTTAAATAGTTTCCACAATATGTTTTACCTGCTCCGGCCTTACCTACAAAATAAATATTTTTCATTACTTTTTAACCTCTTCTACTTTAGGGTCTATTTTTGGTTCTTTTCTTTTTAGTTTGTAAACTTTATCGATATGTTCCAAATATTGTGGTAAAGTATTAAAAACTTCTCCACCAGTAACCAATACCATCTGCAATAATGATTTTGGTAACTCCTTTTTAGGCATGTCTGTAATTAAAAAAATCGGTATATCATGTTCCATTGCTATACCACACTCTGCAAATGACCCACAAGGAGCATCTCCCTTATTAAAAGTAAATGTAATCCAATCTGACATTGTACAATAATCTATATCTCCAGGAATGTGAGTTATTCCTTTATCTTTATCTACTAAATCTTTACCTTTCCAAATTTCTGCTGCTCTTTGTTTAAATAAATCCCAATTACCAGAAGCAACCCAACCTATCATCTTTTCTTTTACTTCATCAGTTGTCATTCCTGTCTTTGTTGTTTCTAATTTAACTGGATTGATAGGATAGATTCCACGTAACAAAAGTTCCTTTTCAACTCCAGCTCTTTTTTCAGAACCGTCGTCTTTTTCGGCAGTCTTTTCCATACTACCAATTAAATAAGTAGTATAGTAAAATTCTTCCTCTAATTCATCTGGAATGTTAGGAACTTTATTTTCATCCATCTTATTCTCCTACTTGTAAAGGTATTTCAGCAAGAAAATCATAAATAACTGATAATCTTACTGCACCATAAATCATGTATGGAGGCACAAATCTATTCGGTTGTAAAGGTAACATGTGTGATACTATTCCTATTAATTTACCATCTTGACTATATACTCCACCACCTGAATTACCATAATATGTATGGTCTATGTAATACATAAAATTATTATGATAAACTATGTTTCTTCCATTACTAATTACATCTTCTATTCCTAATGGATTTCCTACTACATAAACTTCAGTTCCTGTTACTGGTTCAACATCTGCTAATTCAATATAAAAGCGAGGTTGTATATCCCAATCTTTAGGTTTTAAAAGTAATAAATCTTCTCCTTTTGTTGCATCTCCAGTTTCGCTATCTTCTTCAGGTGTAATATAAGAATGTTTAACTATCTCAAGTTCACAAATAGTATTACCATTCTCCTTTAATAATATTATTTCTTTTGCACCTACAGTTGCCATGTGTCCTGCTGATAAGATATAATATTCTCCTTTATATTTAATTGAAACTCCACTACCCAATACTCCTAATGTTGCATTTTCAATTTCTACATTTACTTGTTTCAGTTTTTGTTCTAATTGAAATTTATCATATTTAATCTTATTAGGAAGATTTTCTACTGCTTTAATTAATCCTTGTTGAGTACCTAATATAATGTTATCAGTTGAATTCATTACAGTAAACATAAAATTATTATAGTTTTCGGCATAAATTATTTCATCTTGAAGAGTATTTATATCATTTTTAAGAGAAGTAATTGTTTCTATGTTTTGAGTATCAATTGCTTTAGTTTGTTGAAATTGAACAATAACTAAAATACCAATGATACCAATAATTAATCCAAGAACGATACTCTCAATTAAATCTCTCTTTAAATTAATCATTTAGTCTCCTTTTCTGTAATCTGAGGTAATTTATCTATTTTTTGTTCTATATAACCTAATTTCATTATAATATAGCACAAACATAAATAGCAAACTACTAATAATATTCCTAAACATTCTATTTCAGTTATAATTAACATTTAGTCTCCTCTGCTGTACAAGTATCTTCTTCTTTTTTATAATATTCACATCCGACACATCTATCATTTTGGTCAACATACTTATCTTCTAATACACAGTAAATCATTTTATCTCCTTGAAATTTTTTAGAATAGAATTTATAATATTTACTCCACCTTCTGCTCTCTTCTGCCCATCAAAAATACCTGGTAATTCAAGAGCTAAACTATATTGTATTCCTAATTTTTCTAAAAATCCTTCAACTCCAATATCATATTTCGGAGGAATGATAACTCCTTCTTTTAAAGGGGTACCATAAATCGTTTTCGTTCTTAAATAAGGAATAATACTATCATTATCACTTAATGCTTTAGTAACTATTGATTCTAAGTTTTCTGATTTATGTTCGTAGCAATATACTCCTTTTTTACTTATATCTCCATGCAAATCTAATATTAAATCTGCGGTTCTAGGAAATTCTTCAAATAATATTGCTAATTCGGGTACTTTCGAATCTTTAATAAAATGGGTATCGTTATTTGTTTCTTGATTATTCGAATTATTTCTAAAATTCTTTTCATAACCAAATGGATTAACACATGGAAATACATAATAATTAAACTCTGGAAACATAATAGGTTGTTTAAGCCATTTAAGTAATACATTTACAGCATAAAATTCTTCTCCATGATGCCCACTAGTAATAATAACTGTTTTATTATTCATTTTAGAAATATATTTCAAACTTAACATAGGATAGATTTTGTCATAATTTAAGTATCCTATAAGTTCTATCTTATAAGGGAGATTTAAATTAATCAATTCTGTTACTATTTTATTATATGACCTTATGGTTTTCATTTTCTATTCTCCCATAACATTATTACATAATTTCCAGCCCCACAAGCTAATGCATAAGCAACTAATAAAGGAATGGTATTACCATCTTTAATAGCATAACTTATAATGAATAAATAAATTGCCATGTAAGCTACCATCAAAACTGTAGATGCCTTTACCTGTTTCTTATTTACACTAAGTAAATAAGCAGTATAAAGAAGTTGTTCAATAAAACCAATTAAAAATATTAATATTATTTTAATCATATTTTTTAGGTAGTAATGATACTACTGTAACTATTATCCATATTATCGCAAAGAAATAACAACCTAATTTATACATTGGTATCCTTTAGTTGGCGAGCCAATCTAATAATATCATGGTCGGTTTCATCAAGATGTTTAATAATAATATCAAATTTCTCTTCCAATCCATTTAATCCATGTCTAATTTCTATATCTTGAATTTCTCCCATCATTATTTTTAAATCCTGATAAATTGCACCCAATTTAATTGCATCATCCACAAAAGTCTGACAATGAGGATTTTTGCTTTCATAAGGAATATTTAATTCCTTACAAATACTATCAATCATCAGAGAAATATTTACAGATTTCATTTTAATTCCAATTTTTAATTATTAAATATAATCCTATACATACTATTCCTAAAATAATAATATCTGTTACACAAATTAAGGTCATCATTTTATTCTACGTCTCCATTTTCAATAATTTTAGTATCTTCATATTTAGCTATTTGGTCATCATAACTTTCCACTAAATATAATAAATCAATTGCTGGTAAGTTTAATCTTCTTTCAATTTCTTTAGAACATCTTATTAAAGCCCCAGTCATGTCATTATATCTCTGATAATTTGGCTTTGTTCCTAAAAATTGTTCTACAAAACTTCTAATTACATTTACCTCAACAAA